TGGAGGTAAGCCCCAACGAGCTGAAGAAACCGCTGAAAAGCGGCGAGCACAACAAGATCGACGCCGTGCACGGATTATTAGACGGCCTATATTGTTTTGATTTATCAGAAGGACAGATACAAATTTAAAAAACTATGAGCAATCCAGAGAAATCATATAAGGGGTGCGGGGTGACGATCCTCGCACTCTTCATTTTGAGTGTGGCCACCAATGTGTGGCTGATTAATCGCGGGCAAGTGGAGCCCGAAGTGATAACCGAACACGACACGCTGTGGAAGGACACGACCATCTACAAGCCCGTGCCCGTGGATAGCCACAAGACGGGAGAAATCGTGTATATCAAAGTGCCGGTGAAGGATGTCAGGGGACAGGACCCTGGCAGCGGCCTGCCAGGGAACTGTCCCCTGACATCCCCTGCCGCTCCTGCCACCGATTCGATAGAGATTCCCATCCCGATAGAGCAGAAGCGATACGAAGATTCGCTCTACACGGCGTGGGTGTCGGGATTCAGGCCGGCGCTCGATAGCATCAAGCTGCACCAGCCCGAGATAGTGACCACCATCACCAAGACGATAGTGCAGAAAGCCCCGCGATTCAGCGTCGGCCTATCCGTAGGCCCCGGCATCTCAATCGACAAGGATCACCACATGGGGATTTATGTCGGCTTTACGGCCAACTATCGACTGTGGCCGAAGTAAACCCAAACCGCATAAATCCGCGATATTTGAACGTTAAACCCAATAAAAACGATAAATAATGAAGAAATTAATCAATTTTGCAGTCTGCTGCCTCTGGGTGCTCGGCACCATCGGCGGCATCGGTTACGCCATCTACGAGGGCGCATACCCCATCGCAGCCGGAGTTGCTGCGCTCAGCGTGATGTCGCTGCCAACAGTAAAGAAACACTTTAACGAGCTGACTGAGTGATGGAGTGGCTGAGTTTAGATAGCATCGTGACCATCATCGGTCTGCTTTTCGGCGGTGGCTCGATAGGTGGTATCTTTGTCTGGAGATACACCAAGAAGCAAGCCGAAGCCGACGCAAAAAAGGCTGAAGCCGAAGCCAAGAAGGCCGAGGCCGAAGCCTTGAAAGAAAAGCAGGACTACTATCAGCAGATGGCCGACGACCTGGCAAAAGACCGAGACTACTACAAACAAGACCGCGACGAGTATCGACAGAAGCTGAAGGCCTACGACGAGCGGATGAACGAACTGGAGCGCAAGGTGGCTCGCAACGGACGTATGGTGGAGAATATGCGCCCTTTTATGTGTGCCGACCTCAGGTGCAAGCTCCGCCAGCGCGTAATGGTATCGGAAGAAGGGGAAGTTAAAAAAGCCACGCCTAAAAAGAAAAATGACATCGAACCAAATAACGATTTGTAAAATATGAAATCATCTCAACGACTTATTGATTACTTAAAGAAGAGCGAGGGATGCTCGCTCACCGCCTACAAGTGCCCCGCAGGAGTGTGGACCATCGGCTACGGCCACACCAATGGAGTGAAGCAAGGCGACAAAATCACACCATACCAGGCCGAGCAATTCCTGAAGGAAGACCTCGTGAAATACGAGGAGGTGGCCAACAAAACCAAACACATCGGCGGCAGCCAAGGCCGATTCGACGCCATCGTGGATTTTATCTACAACTGCGGCGCGGCGAATTGGAACAGCTCGACGCTGAAGAAATACATCGAGTGCGGCAAGGCCACGTGGGAAATCCAAGAGCAGTTTCTGCGCTGGGTGAACGGTGGCGGCAAGAAGCTGGGCGGACTCGTGAGCCGTCGCATCTGGGAGGCCGCACGTTTCGCGGAGTAAACATCATACATAATATTTATAGTTTATTAGTTTTAGGTTAATAGTAGTAGTAATAGTTTTTTAGTAATTAGGTTTTTAGTTATTTGGGGAGCCAGCGGGCTCCCCTTTTTTTTGCCCATCCGCCAACGGTAAACCCTAAACGCCTATATCTCCGAAATATAGAATTAAAAAATCAAACAAGATATGAAATGGTTGACAATCGACTACATTAAGCAGCACTCGCGCATCGACTTTGATTGCGATGACCAACTGCTGGAACTCTATGCTGACTCGGCGGAGGAAACAATCCTGGATATGACCCGCCGAACGTTCGACGAGTTGAAGGAGATGGGCGGAGGCAAGATTCCCGCCAAGTTATATCACGCAGGACTGCTGCTGGTGGACAACTGGTACAACAACCGCTCGTCGGCTGGCGTTGGACAGCTCTATACGGTGCCCTACGGTAACGTCGACTTCCTTATTAAGAACTTTATGAAACTTTCAGATTAACAATATGGACAAGACCAGAATATTACAGCAGGGCGAAGAGGCGAAATTTAAAATCGCCATCAAGGACCTCGACATGGCCGCAAACTTCTTCGGCCTGAAGCTCATCTATTGCTATCGCCAGGAGGAGGTGAAGATAACCAAGGAGATGATGTTCACCGACTCGGGTGGCGAGTGGTACTTCACATTCGGCACCGACGGCATCATAGGCCGCGTAGAGGTGGAGTGCGAGTGGCATGTGCCCGACACCGACTTCGACGAGGGCTATCGCGTGGAGACCGACCGCCAATATCTGGCATTCGTGGCAGTGACGCCAGACCCCAACTTCCTGATATGTCCGCAATCGAGCACCGACCGCCCCGTGACCTACACCCGCGAGATGACATCGAGCATCGCCGACAAGTACGACTATCTGATGGACTCAGAGCACCGCGTGCTGCTCACATCGGAGATGGATATTATATTAGTAAACAAAGTAGTAAACCGATAAAAAACAGATAAAACTATGGCACAGACAGGATATGCACTGGAGCAGACAGGCGATCAGGTTCAGGAGATACTGAACACCGCCGCATCACAAAGCGAACTAACCGCCGAGACCGAGCGAGCCACCCTTGCCGAGCAGGGACTGGCAGGCGGCATCAGCGACGAGGAAACACGAGCTAAAGCAGCTGAGAGAGCACTGGGCGAAGACATCGACGCCGAGGAGACCCGCGCCAAGGCCGCAGAACTGGCATTGAGTGGCAGAGTGGGCACCATTGAGGGCGACATCCCCGCCGCAGCAAGCCCGCAGAATCAGTTGGCCGACAAAGCCTTCGTGAACAACTCGATACAGACGGCCACCGCCGAGTATAAGGGAGCATTCAACGAGGTGAGCGACTTGCACCTGAGTGTGAGCGCCACGCATCTACAGATAGCGGCTGCCCTGCCTAACGTGATAGCCACCGCCGACAACAACGACTACTGCTACGTGCAGATACCTACAGCCGACGCCACACCGACACAGATAGCCAGCGTGGAGCGATACAAGTACAACGGCAGCGCATGGCTATTTGAGTATGCCCTGAACAACTCGGGATTCACCGCCGCACAGTGGGCCGCACTCAACTCTGGCATCACCAGCGGACTGGTGGCCAAGCTCACCTCACTGCCCACTGCTGCCGAGCTCACTCTGATGTTCGCAGCCAAGCAGGACGTCATCAGCGACCTTTCGACCATACGCAGCGGGGCATCGGCAGGTTCCACCGCCGTGCAGCCTGCCACACTCGCAAGCGAGGTGGCCGACCTGGAAGCAGCCGACACCGCCGAGGAGAACCGAGCCAAGGCCGCAGAGCTACAGCTGAGCGGGCGCATCACCACCATCGACGGCAAGATACCCGTAGCAGCAAGCGACCAGAACCAGTTGGCCGACAAAGCCTTCGTGAACAGCTCGATAGCTACTGCCACCGCCAACTACAAGGGATCGTACAACGAGGTGACCGACCTGCACCTACAGACCGATGCCACCCGCGCCGCAATAGCCACTGCACTGGGCAGCACGATAACAGGAGCCGACAACAACGACTACTGCTACGTGCAGATACCTACCGCCGACGCCACACCAACACAGATTGCCCGCGTGGAGCGTTACAAGTACAACGGCTCAGCATGGGCATTCGAGTACGAGCTGAACAACTCGGGATTCACCGCCGAGCAGTGGGCCGCACTCAACTCGGGCATCACCAGCGGACTGGTGACCAAACTCTCGGCTCTGCCCACTATGGCCGACCTGACCACCCTGCTGGCAGGAAAGCAGGACGTCATCAGCGACCTTGCTGCCATCCGCACCGGTGCATCGGCAGGTGCTACCGCCGTACAGCCAGCCGATCTTGCAAGCGAGGTTGACACTCTGGAGGCAGCCGACACAGCCGAGGAACTGCGTGCCAAGGCAGCCGAGGACGCCATCAACGCCAAGATACCAGCCGAGGCATCAAGCTCGAACAAGTTGGTGGATGCAGCAGCCCTCGCCCTGCAACTGCTGGGCAAGCAGGACGTCATCAGCGACCTTGCCACCATCCGCAGCGGCGCATCGGCAGGTGCCACTGCCTATCAGAAGCCATCGGGCGGAATACCTGAGACCGATCTGAGCACAGCACTACAGCTGGCTCTGGCATCATTCATCACCAACACCACGCAGAACCTCGCCTACTATTATCTGAAGACCGAGACCTACAGCGCAAGTCAGGTGGACTCGCTGATAGCTGCCGTTAAGCAGTTCCAATACGAGGCCGTGCAGACTCTGCCAACGGCATCGGCCGATACCGTGGGCAAGATTTATCTGGTGCCAAGCGCCGACCCGCACACTCAGAACGTGAAGGACGAGTACATCACACTGAGCACCACCGAAGAGCAGACGACAACCTACTATTGGGAACTGATTGGCTCGACCTCTGTCGACCTGTCGAACTACTACACCAAGTCGCAGGCTGACTCGGCCATCACCGCAGCCATCAACACCGCCCTGGCATCTTACTCTACCACATCGGCCGTGAGCACGATGATTTCGACTGCCATCAACTCGGCACTCCAGACCTACGCCACCACCGACTATGTGAATGCACGAGTTGATGAGTATGCCGGCAGCTATCGCGGCACATACGCATCGCTGGCTGAACTACAGGCCACTACAGGCAACCATCACAACGACTACGCATGGGTGCAGACCGAGGATGCCAACGGTAACACCGTGAACGACCGCTACAAGTACAACGGCAGCGCATGGGTGTTTGAGTATCGACTGACAAACAACAACTTCACATCGGCCGAGCTCGACGCCATCGCCAGCGGCATGACCAGTGAGAAGACCACCAAGCTCGACAATCTGCCACCAACGGCATCGTCAAGCATCAGTGCCACCACGGGAGCTGATACCATCACCAACGGCAAGAAGTTCTTTGTGGGTGTTCAGGGCAACGATGGAAAGTGGACACTGGAGTCGTTGACACCAGCTGAAATGCAGAAGTGTGCCTACGCATATATGAGCGGTGCCACGGTTGGCAACACCCCAGCGCACATTCAGGGAACCGATGCCAACGGAGCCCCCCAGCGCATCACTCCAAGCGACCTTGCATCACTTCTGGGCGTCGATAGAGTACAGGCCGAATACTATCAAAGTGAATTTTACCTTGATTTATTTGATAAGAACAATCATGGTGTTCAAGTCCTTTTTAGACATAAAGATGGACATACCGGAATAAGATATAGATATATGGAAGATGGGCAGTGGCCGAGCACGTGGATTGATGTATAAAGGTGGAGCATAAAACTCCACCTTTTTTATAGGTCTTATTTAATAAAAACGTCTATTGCTAATCAATAAAACATAATAATTAACACCAGTAATCTGTACCGTTCCATTATTTGTTAGAGAAAAGGAAACATTTAAAGACGTACTTCCTTCACTTTTTGCTATCAACGTTGATTCAAGATTATTTCCACTATATCCAAATCTTAGCATAAAAATTGCACTTGCTGTGGCATTTCCATCACTAGCGTGTTGTGAGACCAATGCTAACATAGTTCTTCCATAAGAACCCACATTTGCGGATATTCCTGTATCTTTAGTTCCATTTCCATTCTCTATCCAGAAACGCGCATTCACGCCCAGAACCTAGTAAGTAACCTCGGAAGTAACCTAGTAAGTTATTCTACTTAATAATTCTTAAAATTACGCACACAATTTCGTTATTTGCGAAATAATAACTATATTTGCAGCAAGTAAATACGAAATTATGTGCAAACTAAGAATAAAAGAAATAGCAAAAGACAAGCGGATAACCATCCGCCAGGTGGCCGAGGCAGCGGGCTACACGCGCACCTCGTCATATAATCAGGCTGTGGCGCGAGGACTTAAAGTGCCGCAGCTGGAGGCAATAGCCGAACTCTTACAGGTGGAAGTTCCCGATTTATTCGAGCATACCCACACTATAATACAATGCCCGCACTGCGGCAAGATTATTAATATCAAGACGGAGGAGTAATAATGAACAAAAAACAACGAGACAGAAAGAACCGAAAGCGGGAGATTCGCGTCAGAAAATATAACTTTGGGGACAGAACTGTACGATATGTGGACGTGCAAATATTAATGAGGGTTGGTGCTAAGACCTATGCAGGCAAGCACGTTCACTACCGCAGAGGGAGGGAAACATCTGCCTGCGACCTTGAGCAACTAGCTAGCATCATTATGATGTGGGAGCATATTGTATGTGATGGCGTTACTTATGCCGATGATTTTCTGCGCGAGGCGGAGGGAAAGATAGCCAACCACAGCGGATTAAGCGCCGACGAGATATTCCGTAAACACTGGGTGAACTTCCGTGAGACAATAGACGAGGAATATGAGCGTAAGAACAAGGGGATACCAGGTGGACTGTGGTGGGAACATGAGAATGATTACATCAAGAATATGACAGGTCTTTCGCTCGAAAGTTTCAATAGGAAACCAATGCCCTGCAAACTGGCTTTTCTCTACGGAATAATGAAACTCTACTATAAGGGAGACGACTACGACGAACTAAAGCGTGATATGGTTGGGCTACCGCAATATCTGCGTGATATAGTGGATAATATAATAAAAGAAGGTAAGAAGGAGAAATGAATTATGAGTAGGTTAAATAAAGACAAACAATTCCAGATAATATGTGGACTTGCAATAGGCTTAATATTTGGATTTTTATTTTGGCTTGCGTTGGCACCGTATGAACAAGTGGCTTGGTTCTACGGTTATCCTCACAAGGTTGCCAAAGAAACTCGATATATGGAGATAAGGACTGTAAACGGGAAAGCAGATACAACATATATCGTCAAGCAAGACTCGGAAATAGTATATAAAAACTATAAACAAGCAATGGAGGAATGATTATGAAAAAAAAAGAAGAAGTGATGCAAGAATGGCGGAAAGATTCGGAAATAGGGGGATTTTGGATATAAAAATATTAAAAACTTATAAAAAACCGCCCACGGGAGAACAACTTGGGCGGTTTTGTCGTATATTTGCCACCGACGGATAGCCGGAAGTCATGAGCCGAGCGAAAAGGTAAGCTATCAGCCCTTCCGTCTTTTAAAATTTGATAGCTCGTTCTTTTAAAATGATAGCTTATGTTACAAAAAATTGTTTACGACGTGGTTTTCAACCCATCAAAGAAGTGGAGCCGTACTGGTGACGGCATGATTGTGGTACGCGCCTCTCAGGGCCGCAAGTCGGTTGACATCCCCACCAACATCTTCTGCGAGTCCCGTCAATTCTCCGACGGTTACATCAATTCCCTGCATCCTCAGTATGACGGCCTGAACGCCATGCTGAATCAAATCATCCTTGACATCCAATCCACGGAGATCGAAGCCTTCAAGCGTGACATCAACATGACCGTGCAGCGACTCTATTCGATGTACGTCGAAGCTCTAAGCACCTCGGTGCCCCTGGAGCAGTTTGCCGAGAACGTGCTGAAGTACTCATCCAACCGCAAGGAGGTGACCAAGCGATCCTACCGCGACGTGGTGCGCAATGTGTGTGAGTTCTCGCCAGGCATCACGATGGACGACATGGACCTGCAATGGATTAAGAAGTACGAGCAATGGATGTATGCCCGTGGCAACTCCGACTCAACGGTATGGGGGCGACTGAAGGTGCTGCGCATGCTATTCAACGAGGCCATAAAGCGCGACCTGCTGAAGCCGTGGCAGACACCATTCAGAATCTATGAGATTCCCGAGCTGCGCTATCGCACCGATGTGCTCCGATTTGCCGAGATGGAGGACCTGCTGCACTACCGATTCGATGACAAGAAGCTGGCCAAGGCTCGCGACTTCTTCTTGCTGTCGTGTTACACTGGTCTGCGCTACGGCGACATGATACGCCTGACCTCGGCACACATTAGGAATGTGGGCGAAGAAAAGTGGCTGACGATTCAGACATCGAAGACGGGCAAGTTGGTGCAGATACCACTCACCATCATCTTCTATGGTCGTGCGATGGAGATACTCGGACGATACAAACAGGTGGAAGACCTTGTGCAGCCATTCAAATGTAATACCACAATCAACCGCGCCATCCACGATCTATTCGAGATATGCCATATCGGAGGATCGCAGCGCATCACCGTGCACACTGCCCGCCGCTCGTGCATCACGGGGTTGGCCGACTTCGGCGTTAACGTGTATGTCATCCAAAAGGTAGTAGGCCACGCACGCATCACCACCACGCAGAAATACATCCAACTATCAACCGCTACCATCGAGGCAGACCTGCGCAAAGCATTTCCACGCGACAGGGAGATAATAATACCAGAAGCCGTGCCACTGCCACCAGAGATTGAGTTCTGCGAGGCTGAAGAAATCAACTAAATCTAAAAACCACCCCCACACGCGGGAGCGACTCACCAGAGAGTCGTTCCCGCTTTTTTTGTGCCCATCGGTAAACCCCGTGCGCCAATATACGCAAAAGATAAAACAACGATGGGATATACATCTGGAATACTTGAATACATGGTGGCCATTCTGAAAAAGAAGGCCGCTGTTGAGAAGGAGTTCGGCAAGAAGACCGAGTTCGAGGAGGTGGCATGCGTGCATGCCGGACTGACATGGAAGAAGGGCCAGCGAGCACTGAACGAGGGAGCGATGGACGCACAAGACACCGTGATGTTTCGCATGCGCTGGAACAACATCGTGACCCGCGACTGCCGTTTGGAGTGCAACGGTGTGACCTATCAGATACAATCACTCCACGCCGACCGCCGACAAGACACCCTGCAAATCACAGCCGTAGAAATCGTAAAATAAAATATTGAAACTATGGAGAAGAAGAAACAAGTAGCAATCGTGCACTACAACACGCCCGAACTGACTGAGGCGGCAATCCTGAGCCTGCGCAAGCATGGCGGCGAGGATTATCGCGTGGTAGTATTTGATAACTCAGACGTGCGCCCATTCAACAAGCGCATGGAAGGCGTGCAGATTATCGACAACACCGAGGGACAGATCATCGACTTCGACAAGGAGCTGGAGGCATTCCCCCACAAGTTCGGCACGTTCAACAACTTTGCGAGCGACAAACACATGATGTCGATCGAGAAACTGTGGGACCTGATACCCGACGGATTCCTGCTGATGGATAGCGACGTGCTCATACGTCAGTCGGTCGACTTTATGTTCGACTACCCCGAGCACTGCGTTGTGGGCCACGTGCAGGAACCGCAGCCGGGCAACCGCTACGGCATCGGTCGACTGGTGCCCATGTTGTGCTACTTCAACGTGCCGCTCATCAAGAAGTGCGGTCTGAAGTATTTCGACCCTGAGAAGGCGTGGATGCTATTCGAGGGCGACAAGGAAAACCGCAATAATTGGTACGACACGGGCGCGGCATTCCTGGAGCAGATTCGTGCCCACAAGAACGGTGCGCGAGGACTGCGCATCGACATCCGTCCGCTGATGCTACACCTGCAAAGCGGATCGTGGCGCAACAACGACCTCTACAACGCCATCGAGTGGCTGATGACCAATCGCCAGCTGTGGCAGCCCGAGCAGTACGTGCGCCCCGATACCGACAAGGTGGCGCTGGTGGCCATCGGCCGTCTGGAGAACAAATACGCCAAGGAGTTTGTGCAGCACTACCTCAAGCTCGGCTTCGACGGCATTCTTATATACGACAACAACCACAAGGGCGAGGATCACTTCGAGAAGGTGCTGAAGACGGAGATAGACAAGGGCCTGGTGGAGATTGTTGACTGGCGAGGCCGCGAGCATCAGCAGAACTCGGCCTATCGCGATGCCTACTATCGCATCGGTCAGTATTGCCAGTGGGTGGCCTTCTTCGACTTCGACGAGCTGCTGCAAATCGAGGGCGGACTGAGCATCAAGGATGTGCTAAAGGGCCGCAAGGCCGACGTGGTGACCGTGAACTGGCAGAACTACGGCGACGGTGGCAACGTGAAGGCCAGCACCAAGAAGATGGCCGAACGATTCACCGTGCCGTGCGATCCGCAGGTGATGGTGAAGGACCCGAGCCACCCCGACAACTATCACGTGAAGTCGATTGTGCGTGGCGGATTACCATTCGCCGTGTGGCGCAATCCCCACTGCCCCATCGTGGCCGGCACCTACGAAACCATCGAGGGCAAACCATCGCGCCTGAGCCCGTTCCACACTCCCGACTACTCGGTGGCCCGACTGCGCCACTACGTGACCAAGACCATCGAGGAGTGGATGAAACTGAAGGTGCGCCGAGGCGAGGGATGCAGCCCACGCAACACCGAGAAGCTGCGCGAGAACCCCGAGGAGATGTTCTTCAAGTACAACGAGCGCACCCCTGAAAAGGAGGCGTGGCTGAAGAAATTTTATAGTAAACCCGAGGCACAAAAACGCGGGAATAATAAAACGAAATAATTATGGAATTGTTTGGTAGTAATATTTTCGGCTTCGGCCGCAAGCAGCGCGAGGTGACACCACCGACTCCGGGGGTGCCATCGAGCACGACCGATGAAGGCCCGAAGGTGAAGGGTGGCTCGTTTGAGGAGCGCATCGTTCGCGCCCGCGATCCACAGAAGGCGCTCACCGTGGCTGCTGTGTATCATGCCACCGAGATCAATGCCTTTACCATCGGCATGATGCCGGTGCAGTATCAGCGCCGCGATGATGCGGGTGGTAACTTTGTGCCCTGGATGATGGGACTGGGCAAGCGCATGAACTATCTGCTACAGGAAGAGCCCAATCCGCTGATGAGCGGCACAAGCCTATGGGAGCAGGTGACCATCGACCGCATAATGAAGGGCAACGGCATCGTGTATATTGAGCGCGACGTGTTCGGCGATCCCGTCCACTTCTGGTTGGCCGAGTGTGGTGGTTACAACTATGCCAACAAGACATACAACATCACCTATATGTCGGACTACGGTCCAATGATGAAGGCCGAGGTGCCGGCGCAGAACATCCTGCACTTCCCCAACACCTTCCGACTCTACAACGGCTTCTGGGGCATCTCAACCCTGCGCTATGCAGCCGAGACACTCAGCTTGATTAAAACCCAGAAGGCGCAATCGCTCGAAACCGCTGCCAAAGGCGGTCGCGTAAAGCTGATTATCGGCGAGGAGAAACCGACCACCACCGCCGGCACATTCGCCAGCGGACTGTTTAACAAGGATCAGATGAACAGCTATGCCGACGAGGTGAACGATCGCATCTATCAGAAGGATGTAATCGCCCTGCGAGGACTCGACAAGGTGCAGAACATCTCGATGAGTGCTCAGGACATGCAGCTGATTGAGCAGTTGAACATCGGACTCGACGATGTGGCACGATTCTGGGGAGTACCCCGTCCGCTGCTGATGCTCGATACAAACTCGCACTACAACGATTACGCCAACGCCACAATGGAGTTTATCAGTCGCACCATCGGCCCTGCAAAGGCCGCGATGGAGAAGGAAATCGCCCGCAAGTTGCTGGGCGTGAAATTCTACGGCTCGCGACGCATCCACATCTGCGAGAAGCCGCTGCTGGCGATGGACCCAGAGCGACAGGCCAAGGTGGACAAGATGTACCTGGAGGCAGGCGTAAAGACGGTGAACGAGCTGCGTGCTGAGCACGACATGCCAGCCGTGGAGAATGGCGACGAGCCAATGGCAAGTGCCAATCTGCTGACCCTGAAGGCGCTGCTGGCCAAGAGCGCACCCGAGCCCGGACGACCATCGAACGAGGAGCCCAAAAACCAGTAATGCGCATAAACGAAGTCATTGATGCGCATAAACGCACTCCGTTATGCGCATAAACATAAAAAACGACGAACGATGAAAATGACAAACCGAGAGATCGAAGACGAGCTGGAGCGCGAAATAAGAGAGAGCGCACGGCAGACCAAACGCCGAGTGAAACGCGCGGTAAACCCACAACGCGGTTTCGGCTGTTAGTTAGTAATAGTTTTTAAAAACAGATAGAAAATGAAAAGACAAAGATTCATTCCCATCGGGGTCTGCGGACTCAAAGTCCGCGAGGCTGGTGAAGGCGAACAGAGCCGCACCATTGAGGGCACCCCAATAGTATTTGGTGTTCGCTCGGTGAACCTCACACCGTGGAGTGAAACACGCGCAGTTTACGAAGTGCTGGAGAAGGGCTGCATCACACCCGAGCTGCTGAAGCGCTCAGACGTGATTCTGAACCTGAACCACAACAGCAGCGTGACCAACGTGCTCGGCCGCTATCGCAACACCGAGAAGGACACCCTGCAACTGACTCTGAACGACGACAACATGGAGTGCCGCTGCGACATGCCGCACACCAACAATGCCAACGACACGCTGGAACTGATGCGCCGTGGCGACATCACCGGCATGAGCTTCGCATTCAGCGACGACTATCAGGACTCGGAGAACGGCGTATCGTATGAGCGCACCGACGAGAAGACCGAGGACGGCAAGGAGGTATGGCTGCGCCACGTGAAGCGCATCACCGGCCTGTACGACGTGAGCATCGTAACCCATCCCGCCTACGAGCAGACATCAGTGGGCACCCGCGAGGCCAGCGACGAAATCGACAAGGCCATCGACGAGCAGCTGAAGCGCGAGCAGGGCGAGGAAACACCCGAGCAGAAGAAGGCCCGCGAGGACAAGGAGCGCGAGGAGCGCGAACTGGAGGAACAGGCACAGAAGGCCCGCGAGATGACCGAGCACCGCTTGCAATCTCAGCGTCGTCGCATGCGTGATAATGTGATTAATAAAATATAGTATTAACTTTTAAATTTAAAAGCAATGAGTAAATTAAATTTAGAGTATTGCCAGAATCGTCACCACGAGATTCAGGTAGAGCTCGACAAGATGGACGAGCTCAAAGAGAGAGAAAATCGCCCCTTCACCGAGGACGAAGTTACTAAGTATCGCAGTCTGATCGACGAGGATGCCCGCCTGAACAACTTCATGGAGGGTCAGCTCACCGGCAAGAAGCTGGAAGAGTACCGCGAGCGCAAGGCCAAGAGCCAGATGCTGCGCGAGCTGTTCAAAAAGTGCCGCGAGGAGAAGGTGGCCTACAGCGAGGAGATGCACGACCGTGAGGCCGCCAACGGCACCACTATTCTGCTGAACCCAGCCGCAGGCAACACCGCCGGCAACATCGAGGCATCGGGTGCTATCCCCCTCGTTATCCACGAACTCATCGACACCAAGGTGCCCGGACTGGAGCGCCCAGGCGACCTGAAGATTCTCACCGGCGTGACCGGCAACCAGGTATGGCCATACGCCATCGACGACGTAGAGTTTGAGGTAGCCGACGAGGTAGAGCAGATTGGTGAGCAGAAGATCAACTTCTCGAAGCTGAACGCATCACCCGTCCGTGTTGCTGCATCTCTGGCCATCTCTAACGAGGCTATCGACAACGCCGACTTTGATCTGTACGGATTCTGCCAGTACAAGATGACCAAGGGTATGGCCAAGTTCATGGCACTCTACACCTACAGCCACTGCAAGCCATCACACGCTCTGAAGCCAGTATTCGGTCTGTGCGATGTTGAGGAGATTGTATTCGACGACAACTTCGCTGAGAACCTCGACGCTAAGATTGCCGAGATGTGGGATAAGGGATTCGAAGGCGAGCCTTGGTTGACCTTCGACAAGACCTACGAGACCAAGATGAAGTACAAGAAAGCCATCCCAGGCACCACCGATTCAACACGCACCGTTATCGAAGGCGGCAAGTGTCTGAACCACAGCTACACCGTGAGCCCATACATCAACTATGCACTCAACGGTCAGGGCAAGCCTGCTGCTGATGGTAACCACTACATCGGTATCGGACACTGGGGCTACTGCGCATTCCAGCAGCATGGAACCGTTCGCGCTACTGTCGACTCGACATCTGCCGAGGTGTCAAAGCGCAACACCACCGTGCTCGTGCTCAACACAGCCTACTCTATTTCTGAGCTCAGCTCTAAGGTCAACGGCAACATCAGCGGCAAGCCTCAGGCATTCAAGCTGCTGAAGGTGGTAGCACCCGCATCAAGCTCTGAACTCTAAACACTCTCCTCGACTTCTTTCATGGTTTCTCCTGCGGGTGGCGCCGATGCAACAGCAACAGGTTGACCCGCCCGCAGGTTCCTTTTTCTCCTAAACACCGAATGAGCAAATGAAACAACTGAACGAGATAATCTACGACGCAATAATGGCCGACGAGGACTTGGTGGCTGCCGTGGGCGGAGCTGAACAGGTGGAGAACACCTGCTTCGAGGTTTCACCCCTGGCCGATGCCGACAACACGCCCGTGCCATACTTGCTGGTGATGAACGATGGATTCCAGAACAAACTGACGACCAAGGACACCGTGTGGGAGGGTGAGGAAGACGACGTGCAGGCCACCGTAGAGATTGCGGGGCGCGACCCCGGCGAGGTTGAACAGCTGCTCAAAGCAGTGCGCAGGGCAGTGGAGCGACACATAGTATCGCTTTATCAGCAGGGAGCCGACACGCCCCAGCTGCAATCGCTACAGGCCGCACAGCTGCAATGGGACTGGACGAAGCCGTGCTACTTTCAGCATCTAACATACTCATGTACGATTAAGAACGAAGACGATGAGCAAGAATAACACCGAAACCAAGCAGCCCGCCTATGTGGAGGAACTGCTGAAAAACGGCACCGCCACGCTGCGAGCCAAGACACGCGAGGAGCTGGACATGATGGTGCAGCAGATTCCTGCCGACACTCGTATAGCAGCAGGCGTTGTGGCTCGCAATCGTGAGAGCGGAGACTACGTGCTCCGCGTTGACATCATCAAGTAGTAACATTTTAAAATCAAAAAGAAAATGGCAACACTAAAAGGACAGAACTTTCGCATACTGACCTACGACTCAACCGCCGCCAAGTGGAAGGTATTGGGAATGAGCACGGGATGCACCGTGACCCTGAACACCAACACTGACGACAGCGGGACGAAGGACGACGTGGGCATGGCTGCCAAACCTACCATCAATTCAAAGTCGTGGCAGGTTTCGGTGGAAACGCTCAACGTGGTGGATGCAGCTGCAATGCTAACGGCCATCAAGAGCCTCACGCCATTCACCCTGTTGTGGGACGAGGTTTCGACCGCTAACAACCAGACCGCACAGAAGGCCAACTTTGCACGCAAAGGTACCGCATTCTTGAGCGATCTGACACTGACCTTCAACGACAGAGAAAACTCGGCAAAGAGCCTGCAATTCAGTGGCTCGGGCGAGCTGGCCAAGGTGACCAGCGAAACCATCACCACCGACGTGATTGCATCGGGCGACTACTCGAAGGGCCAGTTCACCCGACTCTATCTGGGAAGCGACAACACCACCACACCAGCAAGTGTGATTGGAGGTGCCAAGCAGCTGAGCATCCATGTGTCGATGACGCTCGAAAATTCGTCGACCAAGGACACCGCCGGCGATTGGGATATCCAGGAGCCAACAGCCCTGAACTTCGACATCACCACAAGCGCACTAATCCGCAGCGGCGAGACCGTCACCAGCGGAGTTGCAGGTAAGACTCTGGCCGATCTGGAGGACATCTACGAGGCATCGCTGCCCGTGAAGTTCCAGGTGGCAAACACATCAGGCGACAACAACCGCACCAAGGGCTCTGTGCTCATGTCGGGTTCGGTTATCATCGCGACACTCACTCAGAACGGACCCAACAAGCAGAACGCCGACTACACCGCCAATCTGACGGGCTACGGCATCTACACTGTAGGAGCTTAACTTATGCCATAATTATGAACCTTTCGGCCGTGCCCCCACAGGTGCGGCCGATTTAAAAACAAAAAAAAAAGAAACTATGAAGAAGGAAGTAACATCCATCACCCTGCTGGGCGAAGAGCTCAGCATCAAGTTCAACCTCGCAGTGGAGTGCGCCTACGAGAAAATCGCAGGCAAGCCATTCGACCTGAATGACCTGATATCGCAAACCAGCAGCGCGGCACTCTATATGGCAGCCATACTGGAATCGAACCCCGACACGGAGATAACCGTAGAGCGACTGATGCGCGAGGCCACAGGACCCGAGATTGAGCAGCTGTCGAAGGCAGTAGTGGCAGCCATGACCAAGTGGCTCGACATGCCCGACGTGCTGAAGAAACTCCAGAAGGCCGACAAAGCCGAGAAGAAGGCAAAAAACTGATTAGCGCCCACGAGATATACGGAATACTTGTGGGCGAAATCGGAATCCCTCACCACACGGCGCTCTACGAGATGGAGCAGTGGCACATACAGCAGGCCATCACGGGCTACTATCGCCGAGGCCGCGACACCATGAGCATGACGCGCTGGCAGACCTACAACCTGATGGCAGCATTCGTGGGAGGCGACAAACTGCGCGAACACAATATCAACTCGCCAACCGACCTACTGAAATTCCCCTGGGACACGGATGGAGAAATACACTGCGAAGTGACAGAGGAGGATGTGGCCGAACTACAGGAGGAGATGAAACAGAATCCCTGGATTAAGTAAACCCCCGCCCGCAATGGCGGGGATTTTTGTATTAATACGTTTGAGATATGATAATCAACGAAAGTATTATTGAGAGAATAGCCCGCAAGGTGTTCAATGCCCTGTTCCCCTCGGCACTCCGTCAGAGTGGCGCAGTGATGAGCGGTGCAGGCAGCAGTGTGCAGTGGGCCGAGAACGCCAACCACGCCAACAGTGCCGACTCAGCATCGAGTGCAGGCAGCGTGGCATGGAACAATGTGACGAGCAAGCCCAACTTTGCAACAGTGGCCACAAGTGGCTCGTATAACGACCTGAGCAACAAGCCAACCATCCCCTCCATCAGCGTATCGAAAAGCGGCAGTACGCTCACCATCACTCTCAACGGCACAGCCACCAGCTTGACCGATACCGACACATGGCGCCCGGTAGTTGACAACCTGACAAGCACCGACGCCGACAAGTCTCTCTCGGCCAACCAAGGTCGCGCCCTGAAGGCACTCATCGACACCATCACGGGCTACTTCGACGGCAGCGGTAACGCCAAGAGTGCTCTGAAGCTGACCACCGTCAGCAAAACGGCATGGGGCAAGACGTTCTGGACAGCCAACGGTGTGCCCGACTCTGTCGACGGCGATCTGGCGTCGGTGGGCAATATTAGCTTCCAGACCAGCGGCAAGAACATCGGCGGCGTGATATACTTCGACACGGCCAACAAGCGCCTGGGCGTCAATAAGTCGTCGCCCACCTACACCCTCGATGTGGATGGTGGTGCGGGATTCTCGGGCAATGTAGTGCCGAACGCCGACTACTCCACCACGGCCTACAATCTGGGAAGCTCAGATAAGCGATGGAGCCGACTGTATGCTAATTATGTCGAACTCTACGGCAACGCTCCCTCATGTCACGTAGGCACCAGCTCATCCGCCCGCGTCAGTCTGCACTGGGCTGCTGACAGTAATCGCGGACTCTACGACTACACAGGCGACTGGGTAATAGGCACCAACGGCACCAATACCTTCTTAATGAAGGGCAACGTGGGAATCGGCACCGCAACGCCAGGCACAGAGAAACTAAAGGTGGTAGGCTCAATCTACACCACCGTGGGCCTCTATTCGGAGGGATATATCGACACACTATCCGACCAGCGATTCAAGGATGTGGTGGACTACGATGCAGCACCCTCGATCGATGCCATCGCCAACGCTCCAGCCATACACTTTAAGTGGAACGACCGGAAGGATGATACGATGCACGTGGGCTCGATATCGCAGTATTGGCAGAAGGTAATGCCCGAGGCTACACACATGCGAAATGGGAAGCTGGGCATGAGCTACGACGTGATAGCAATGATGAACACCATCGCTCTGGCTCGCGAGATAAAAGAACTGAAAGAAGAAATCAAAAGACTGAAGGGAAACAATGTCGTGGGATAGTGCAGCAGCAATGATCAGACCGGTGGTGCAGTTGCAGGATATTCGCGACTGCTTCCAAGTTCAGGGTACCAATTTGGAAACTCTGATGCGAGCCGTTAACCCAAATAAGTGGGCACGATTCAAACCAGTGGTATCATCCACTCGCGACACCGTGACGGGGCAGTTTAACAATACTACCAAGGAGTGGATAGACTGGGGCGACGGCACCAACTGGTGGGTGGCAGGCGGTAAATGCGGACTCGACTTCGCCGTGTATCACAATCTGGGCGCACTCACCAGCTCCATCTCATTCCTATATAAACTCGCCAACGGCCAGCTGCCGTGGACCTACACCAAGCCATACGGAGGATGGAACTCACTATTCCGTGCGCAAGACTTCGGCAACTACTTCCACGAGGCCGTGCCACCTGTGGGGGCATTGGCCGGAGCAGGAGGCACCATCTATGTGCCATCGAGCGGCACGGGTTCGCGCACACTCACTCTGAACTACGACTCACCTCCACTTCCAGAATACAACCTAACTCTGCGTGACTTCTACTACGAGGGCACGCGATTCACCGAGTACTATCTGGCCGTGCTGCTATGGATGGGCAGCCGATGGATATGTGCATCGAGTGTCAACAAGATAGGCTCGGCAGGCTCTACGCTCATCGAGACAGAGATAGGCTACAGCGACGTGGGCACATGGAATGTGATACCATTCCTCTCGTCGGTAAACATCAACGCCTACGGCGAGCAAGTGGTGGGCAACTACTTCAGCGCGGGCTACGACACCCCCGACACCATCACCATCGCCAGCAGTGGCACGGTGGAGCAGATAGAGGCCACGGGTATCTACAGCAAACTCGACAAGACTCAGATCGCCTTCAAGTGCACCCTGCACAACAACGGTTCGAGTGCTGCCTACCATCCGAGCGGACTCACCATCTACATCTATCGCACCAACGAGGGTGCGTCGTCGGGAGCAACGGGCGAGCTGGTGGCTCAGTGGACCTACGGCAACGCCATCACCGTCCCCGCCAACGGCACCTACACTCTGCCCGAAAACATCTACATCGCCGCACTCTACGACTACTTCTGCGGCACTAAGGACGTGACGGCACCTGCCGCCGGTAAGATGTACTGGATCACAGCCCGATTCAACGACCAGACTATCCTCGACAACGAGTGGATACCTGTTGAAGAAGGCATCATACCCGAATAAAAACATAAAGATATGAAACAGATTGAAAACGAGGTGGACGACACCCGACCACAGAACGATGCAGGAGGCATAGGCACTCCCGAAACCGAAGAGAGACACGAACTGTTTTTCGATGTGATAGCCATCATCGGATTGATACTATCATTTCTAATTCTATTCGCCATTATTTATTTCATATTCCAATGATTTCGGACTATAAACAAGTAAACCCCCGCCCGCAAAGGTGGGGGTTTTTGTATGGGAAGATTATCGGAATATATAAATGGATATCGCGGACGGCATTCTGTTTACGGAATGTACTCGCCCCGCTATAACACCCGCACTGGCAGTTTGAACAAGGGCGGTGATAACGGCGGCACTGAGGTGCAAATATTCGGAGTTGACGTGAATCTTAAAATGCTCGGTAGTCTGATGACCAACGACCCCATATTTAATCGCAACCTCCACAAATATGTGAAGCAGGTGCTACGCGAGGCACGCCGCAATCTGACCAAGGATGCAAAAGCCTACATGAAAAGCGACCCACGCAAGGCTGCAATGGCCGTGAAACACTCGGTATATAAAACGATAATTGGTGGTAATATTTCGATATTACAGAAGGGAAAAGGACACGCCGGAGCTCGTTACGAATTACATCGCCATCGCAAACTTGACGAAAACCCACGTCAGCGAGGTGGTAATCGCCGCGAAAGATATGCAGAGCGCAACAGACTGGACACCTACTACGGAACCGACCGTGGATTCATTCTGAGATTTATCAGCAGCGGAACCGTGCTCCGCACATCGCGATACGGCGATCGAGGAGTAATGCGACACACCAACTGGTTTGGTCACACCGCACCTTGGCAGATGCAGGGAGCAGCGGTGAAGCTGGCCGAGGCAATTAACGAATATATAAAACAAGAGACAAATGGCTAATAGTGATGTATTGGTTCGCATGAAAGCGGACACCCAAAATTACGATGCCAACATAGCGAAGGCACGCCGCACACTGGAGGGATTCAAACAAGACAATCTCACCCTGGGCGGCATAATCAATCAGACCACCCGCAGTTTGACAGCCGCAGCCGCAGGCTTTGCCAGTCTCGCTGCCGCAGCTGCCACAATCAAAAATGTGGTAGACGAGAGTCTGCAACTTGCCAAGGCCGGCGAGGGTATTCGTCTGGCATTCGAGCGACTTAATCGCCCCGACCTCTTAAATGGCCTGCGCGACGCTACACATAAAACCGTGAACGATATAGAACTGATGAAGGCTGCTGTGAAGTTCAACGATTTTAAGCTACCCGTCGAGGAGTTAGGCACAATGCTGGCTTTCGCTCAACAGAAGGCGAAAGATACAGGACAGAGCGTAGACTATATGGTTGACTCAATCGTGACTGGACTCGGACGTAAATCACTGATGATTCTTGACAACCTCGGGCTATCAGCCACCGAAATCCGTGACAAGATGAAGGAGACTGGCGATATGACCAAGGCCGTCGGTGAAATCATCCGCGAACAGATGGCAAACGCTGGCGAATACGTGGAAACCGCTGCCGACCGAGCAACGCAGGCCAATGTAGAATTGCAAAACGCGATGGAGCGACTGGGCGAGACATTCCAGCCATTGGCAGATACCGCCCGCAGTGTATGGAACGACATCAAGGTGGGTGCCATCGACCTGCTAAACTCTGCCATCAAACCTCTCGTGGAATGGCTCACTAAAGCAGGGCAACTGAAAGCAGAGGTTGAGCGCCTGGGCGGAAACGCAAAGGTAAATAGAGATATAGCAAAATTGAAGGGCTCGAACTATAAACCGCAAGCCTATCAAATGATGCTATCGGGCTATTTCCGCAGTGAGAATGCAGCACGCAACAATCTACTCAAAGCCGAGAAGGGCGGAATGGGTAGTATCGAAATTTGGCAAAACAGATATGAGGCAGCAAAATCACTGCGCGAGATGTTTCAAAGTGAGGGACTGAAAGTTTTAAATCCAGCAACAACACCTCCTCCCGTAGAAACTACTCCCACCGGCGGAGGTAGTGGTAGCGGTTTTAATGCAGCGATTGCAGCCTTCATGGGTGGGGCAGGATTTAAGGCCGAAGACACCATGCCATCTGTTTGGGCAATGTTAGGAGATACAGGGCTGCGTCAGGTGACAGGCATGGGAAGAAAACAGAACGACCTTGGTCGCGTACTCAAAGATTATGTAAATAGCGAAGAAAACAAAAAGCAGGAAATTACCACTGCGGATATGCTGGAAGGAGTCGAGACTATGACGGGATCGCTCCAGGGCATTCTTGACGGAGTGCAGAGATTAGGCATAGAGATACCATCAGAACTCAATAATATCTTCGGTGTGATTCAAACCATCGCCAGCATCGTGAGTGCAATACAAACGATGCAGACTGTGGGTTCATTCCTCGGAATATTCGCCAACGGAGGAATGGCACATGCGGCCAACGGACTACTAACCGGCACTCACTATTCAAATGATATGGTCCCCGTAGCTGTCAATGACGGCGAGCTGATTCTTAACAGAGCCCAGCAGGGCAATCTCGCCAGCCAACTTCAGGGTGGCATGGGCGCAATGCAACTCTCGGCAGTCATCACGGCCGAACAGCTGCGCCTATTATTACAAAATAACGGCAAACGCACAGGTCGCGGCGAGTATGTAACCACAAACTTCAGATAAACGTATGGCACGAGAAAAGAGATGGACAATACCATTCAAGAGTCTGGCAGGCGTTGACTGCCGCATAGATATCTACGACGAGGGGTGGACGGGCAGCGTCACCACCCTTTCGCCCGCTGTGTCAGGCACTCCGGGCGTGGCTGCCATGAATCCCATCTACTACGAGGAGAACAACGACGGCAACCTGCTGAACGTGCTCCGATACAAAACGGGATATATCACACTTATAGAGACCAGCTACGGCTCGCTGGCCGACCTCTACCCCGAGACCGACACCGAGCACTTTGTGGAGTTCTACTACGGCACCCGACTCGATTTTGTGGGATATATGCAGACACAGGCATTCGAGAATAATTGGACGGCACCACCACGCGAGATTTCGTTCCCCATTCAGAGCCCGCTGGGATTGCTTGGTCAGCTTAAGTTCGCAGCCCGCTATCCGGTGGTGCAGCTGTCAGTAAACCAATGCCTCACGGAGATCATGAATGCACTGAATGCGGGATATACCGACTACTATATTCCCACAGGCATACCTGGTGATGCTCATGTGAGCAGCCGAGTGTTGGCACCATTTGCCAGCGAGCCCACCGACGTAAACGGCAGTGACATGTACGACCCGATGACATTCCAAGACTATCTGGAGGGACTATGCAATATCTACGGATTGATACTGCACGATGTACCGGGCATGCTGCTTTTCTCAAAATTCGAGTACACGGGTACCTACAGCCACGTATCGTCGGGAACATTCAGCAGCAATCAGGCACCCGCACTGGGCGACACCTTCAGCATTGCAAGCGACGACAACCGCGACTCATTGGTACGTCCACTCGGCAAGATCACCGTGAGATACGACGGCCGCGAGAACTTCCGGCAGGAGGTGGAGACGAGTCACATGCCATACATCTCTATGAGTATCATCAATCTGTGGGAAGGCACGCCCACATGGTTCGGTGCGGCCGTGGCATGGCTGAAAATGCAGAGCCCCGAGTTCTATTCTCCATCGATGCAGTACAGTAACGATCTGACAAGCGGACTAAAGCCCACCAACAAGGGCGTAATAGGTGCAAGCATCGGCACCAAGCAGTGCGTGGTGGTGTATTGCAATGGCAGCATGGGCGACGCATCGAAGGAGATTCTGGAGTGGCGAGTGAGTCAGTATCCGGGCGTGCTGGTTAGCGGATATCTGAAGATTCAGCTCAGCGTAACCGAGCACACCATGATTCAGGACGAGGGCGAGGAGAAGTACCCATTCCAGATAAGCATCGAGGTGGACGGCGAGTACTACAACGACAACGACCTCGACTTCGATAGCACCATCCACAAATACTTCCCCGGTGCCAACGGCACATTCTGGGTGAAGTGCAACGTACCCACCCGAGGAAATCAGATGAAGATAACGCTGTGGGGATCGAGTGCATGTACAGATGGAAAACTCTACACCATCGACGAGCTAAGCGTGGAGGTGCAGCCCGAAAAACTATACCAATATAAGGAGCAGTACAAGACCGAGCGTATCATCAATCTGGAGCCGCAATCGCCCGACGAAGGACAGGTGGGCATGACATTGAGTCGCGACAAGGTGAACAGCAACTCGCTGGTGTATGCCCTGTCGAGTGGATATACCGCCCCCACCTACCCCTACATGGCAAAGGCACAGAACCGATTGGAGGTAGACGTGAAGGGAACACTGCCCGACCTAAAGAACTTGTACTTCTACAAGTGGCAGTTCTGGATCAGCGGTTGGCGCTGGCGCATCATCGCCATCCGATTTAACCCACAGGACGACCTCTACCGACTTACAATGCACAGAAGTTCAACAATCGAATAAAAACATACGACTATGGCAATAAATGGCAACAACATTCTGATTTATATTGGAGGTTCGGTGGTGGCTGGCACAAGGAGCAACGAGGTGCAGAGCAACCGCGAACTGATAGAGGTGGCCAGCCCCACAAGCGGCGAGTGGCGCGAGTTTATCGCGGGGCGCAAGGACTGGGGATTCTCCATCTCGTGGCTCGTAAGCAGCCACAGCGACATCCAGCAGCTGCTGCTTAATGCCGGAGTGGTAACCGTGCGCATCGTAGGACGCGGTCAAAGCCTCGGATTGACAGGCTCGGCTATCGTGCAGACTTGCAAGATGACCTTCACTCGAGGCAACCTGGCACAAGGCTCGCTGCAACTTAAAGGAAGCGGCCCACTCACTCAGGAGCAGGCCGCAGAATAAATCACCACGTCATATTGTAATCGTCGCTCCAGGCATCGTCAACCGTGATGCCGATGGAGCGGGTGCTGGCAGCAAGGCCACCACTCAATAGCGTGAGGCGGTTGCGCTCAAAGCCTACATCATTCACATCAATCTCTCTAATTATCGACTCGTCACTGCGGCGAGCCGTTATTTTTATGTCGGTACTGTAACCATCAATCGGGCACAAGCTATAAGCGGCCACAGTGAGCTCGCCCGTGGTGCCGATATACGACGCGGGAACGCTGACCGAACGTGCAGACGACTGCGCTCCGCTGGCCTCGCCTGTGAGATAGTTGAAGGCATTGTACCATGTGCCCGTCCACTCCAGCTTTGCAATATCGGCAGGGATTTCATCAGTCGGAGCGATGCGCAGGCGGGTGGCCACGCGCTTCAGCAGGATAGCCACATTCTTATCGCCCGAGGGTTGCAGATCGACGGTCTTTGCCAGATAGAAGGTATCGCCAGGCTTGGCCCATGTGATGGTGGTGCCATCGGTTGTAGCATCGCTACCGCCCGAGGCCACCACATAGAAGGTGTGCTCGCCGTAGCTGATGCCCACCGAGGCCGAGCCGAATCCTTCATCGGTGCTCGATTGGTGGATAGTCTGCACCAGGCTGCCACCCAGATAGTCGAACAGCCACAGGTCCTTCATCTTCGCATCATCGAGCGTGGCGCGGGTGCGGTTGTCATCGCCGAACGAGATGTGCAGCGTGATGGTGTCCTCCCACTCAGGCAGCGCGATGGTGTCGGTGGTTGGTTCGGTTGGTGTTTCGGTTTGTGGCTTATCGCATCCTGTTGCGACTAAGCATGCCAGAGCGATCACCACTGGCAGAGAAAAAGATTTGCGTTTCATAATTTAATTGAGTTTATTTAAGTAAAATATATAGATAGCCCGTGTAGAATCTGTGCCCGTCGTCCTCGTCATCGTGTTCCTCGATCCTCGCGATGCAGTAGAACGGGAACTTGTCGTGCGCCCATGAGCGCACCATATCCGTCTGATGCTGGTGTATATATCCCAAGTGATGCCCATCCTCGGCAATCACCTTGATGGCATTCGGGTCGAACTCGTTCTTCGGCTCCGGAACCAGGGCGACAGTGTTTCGGCCTTTATAGTGGCTAATCGCCTGCCGATGGTTGATGCCTGCGATCGAGAGAATGCGCAGGTCGTCGAATATCGACGTCCATCCTCCGTCGCTGCGTCGCTCCGGCATCGGTCCCGTGTAAGTGCCATCTTCCAGCTGCTTGTGAACATCTTCGTGGCCCGCTTCATCGGCTTGGATCAACGCCTCGATTTTCGCCATCATCGCATTGGCATTTCTCAGCAGTTCCTCGTCGCTCGCAGTTTCGCTCACTTGTATTTTCGGCTGACTTCCGTCGCCATCTTTACCATAAAGCACCCATATTACGGAGATAATCACTACTCCTGTCACAATAATAAAAAACAATAAATCCATAAATCCTCCTATTTTTTAGTTTTTAATTTTTCGGCCACCATCTCGAAGTCGTCGTACACATCCTTGCCCAACACCTTAGCGTATCGCTGAGTCTGCACGATGTTGGTGTGCCCCAACATTCGGCTCACGTTTTCGATTTTGGCATCGTTTGAGAGCATCCATGTCGCGAACGAGTGCCGTGCCATGTGCGAGTGCAACTTCTCGATACCAATCACCATGCCGATAGCCTTCAGCATCTGGTTGTAGCGCTGGTTCGTCATTTTAGGTACCTGCCATGCGTTGCGCTCCAGAACCTCCACCGCCGGGGGCAGCAGCATCGAAACATACGGCACGCCCGTCTTGATACGCTCGCCGATAAATCGCCACTTGCCATCCACCTCGCGATACTTTGTGATGTCGAAGTGCTGCGTATCAGAATAAGCCAAACCCGTGAACATCTGGAAGATGAAGAGGTCGCGAGCCATCGCCACCTGCGAGCCAGGCACCGGCTTCAGGTCGAGTATCTGCTGCATCTGATCCTCCGTCAGATAGTCCACCACGTCGCGTTTGCTGCGCTTGAACTCGCCCTTCATTCGGTCGTATGGATTCGACGCCAGCTTGTCGAACTTCAGCGCACGATTCAGCATCGCCTTCAGGCATTTGTGATAGTTGTAGGCCGTGTCGCTGCTGATGGTCGTCGGCTCCACACCCGCCTGCACCTGGTTCGGCGTCAGCGGCACGGGCTGCTGACGGAGCCATACATCCCATGCGTAGATGTTATCCGGAGTAAGGTGTTCCCATCGCGTGATACCACCGAACTCGGTCAGCTTATTGCAGAGCGTAGTATATCGCTTTTTTGTCGCGATGCTCAGATTCGCACTCGCAGCCATGTTCTTGATCCAATTTATTAGTGTCGGCTCGTCGCTATCATCCGAAGCTACATCCCACACCTTGCGACGGATTGCAGCCACGTCAATCGGTCGGCGCTCATCCAGGCACCGATTCACTTCCTTCTCTACGAGGCGCACGATGGTCGTCAGTCGCTCATTCAGCAGGTCCGCATCCGACGAGAATCGGTCATCGCGGATGGTATTGCCCACAAGCCGCTCCTTGCGCACGCGCACACCCGTATTAATATAATATGGTTTGCGATTAATGGTTACACGCACCTCTACGGGGCCTTCCTCGCCATCCGGTGTGCGTTTATGGTGGTCGAAACTCAATGCTATCTTAATCATCTTAAATCTAATTTTTAACGGTTTCCCCATGATGGGGATATTTGGGGAAACGCTGGTTAAACATTCGGGGAAACTATTGCGCCATTTTGCGCCAAAATGCACCGATTTGCACTTCCGTATTATCAGCCACAATCTCCCGAACCTCCCGAAACCGCCGTATTTCCGGCCATTTCCCACAATTTTTCAAGTGGAGCTGGAGGGGACGAGGGTGCTGATGTGAGCACCCTTTATTTACGGGGGTTTGCGAGTTGTTTTGGAGTATTTCATTTTTTATTTGGGGAAACAATTTGTTATTTGTCGGGGGTTGGTTGGGTGCGATCCTCGGAGACAATACGGGGGAATGCGTCGCGCTTTGAGTCGCTTGCAAGCTGTGCCTGGAGAAGTTTGATGGTGGCATCGCGCTGAGCAAGGTCATCGACTTGGCGGTCGTAGTTTTTGCGGACTGCGGCCAAGGTTGCCTTGATGTGGTCCAGCTCGGTTTGCAGCTTAACGAGTTGGGTGCGCATTGTTACCACCTGCTCATTGTTTTCCTGAATCGTCGAGTCTTTGTCGAGGAGCGACGATTTGAAATACTCCAAATCTTTGCGCATGTCCTCGATGACCTTTGCATTCATATCGAGGGCCTTGTGGTAGAAGTCCGTGTCGATTAGCGCGGACTCTTTTGGTGTGGATGGTTCCTTCTGATTATCCGATGCAACAAGCAGCTCACCCTGCCCAGTGAGCAGATAATCTAAATTGAACACACCAGGAAAAGCAGCACAAATCTTTTGGAATAGGTTTTTGGTGAGATAGGCTTCATTTCCATTCATCGCTGCCGATATTGCGGGGCGAGTAATCTGGAGAGCTTCAGCGAAGCCCACCTGAGTATGGATGCCTTTTTTAGCGCGAAGATAGTCATAAACCTCGCACAATCTATCCTGTTTAGTCGTCATATCTTAATACACTTTAGTCTTAAATAATCTTAATATTTTTACACTTCTGTATTATCTTTAAACATTTTGTATTATATTTGCACTCGAAACCAAGAAAGTACTTTTTAGTCGGTCGATACCTTTTGAGGGTGCAAAGATAGGACTTTTAGTACAAATAAGTATTAAAACTAATAAAATATTAAGAAAGTTTAAAACGATATGATACAGGAAAAAGTTACACGCAAGGAACTGGAAGAGATGAGAGTGGGATCATCCCGCATCTTCAATCTCGTGGATGGTGGTAAGGTAAAATCGGCTTTGTCGACCTGCCAGCAGATGAAGAATGAAAAGAAAATGGAATACAAGGCGGTGCCCGATTGGAAGAATAACGCCGTTTGTATTACTCGCCTAAAGTAACCCCTAAAAAGAAGACCTAAAAATATAAAGAACTATGAACAAGGAAGAGATGCTTGAATTGAAGTCTGTAGTGCGCCGGACGATGGAGGAGCAGATGGAGATGTACACAGAGGTATGGCTGACTGCCGACCGATGCAGCAACACATTCCCATCGCTGACCAAGAGCTGGCTGAAGAGATACGGACACTCGATACAAGGCCGACGCCAGGTAACGGTGACGGACGAGAAGGGCGAGAAGCACGCATCGGGGTGGCTTTACCCCATGCACAAGATTCAGCGGATGTTCGCCACGGGCGAGATTGAACAGCTGAAATGTAGAGCGATTGTAGTACCAACTTAATATGATCCTAAATTTGTATCTGGGTAGCGACCCAATCCAATCAAAGTACGTTAGTTGAGTTTATGTAGTAATAATGGATTAGATTGGAATTTCAAAGAACGAGCGAATCGGCCCGCTGT